GAGGAGGCCGTCTGGGTCCCAACCAGGCAGGCGCTGAATCTGCTCCTTCAAGTATGGCGAGGTGATGAATCGCCGCCTATCCAAGGCAGTTGCATCGGTCTTGAAAGGCTCGAACTTGAATTTGAAACCGAGAGCTTTCTTCAGCTTTCTTACTACTGCGAGATCGAGGAACTTTTGCTCAGCCTTACGCTTGGCAGGCTCCCCAAAGAGGCGCCTTAGTATCTCGTACTTGAAGTCGATGCTGGCCTCCTTTGGGTTTGCATCCCGTAAGAAAGCCTCGGCGAGTCTGCCGAAGAAGCGTGTAAAGTCGTTCAGCACAGGCACCTGTGAGCGAAGGTTCTCACTCATGATTGATGCGATAAGCGAGAAGTCGTTCGGGGTGACGACATTACCGTACTGCCGCGTCATCTTCTCGACCAAGTCACGGGTCTGCGAGTCCAGGAAGTATAGCTGCTCCATTATCGCATCGCCAGGATCCTGTCCTTTATTGAACACATCCTTTACGTCGTTGCGTAACCTACGCAGCTCGTCGTACATGTCGGGGTCAACCTTTTCATAGCGGGCCATACGAGCGCTAATCTCACCTATAACTTTATCACGATCTGCTGCAGCTACTACTAATGTAGAACTAGAAGGTGCGTTATAACTACTAATACTTTCAAGATCTTTCTTAGAAAGTTCGTAGTGTTTAATATCTTTGGTATTAAGATCGAATGCTTTGTCTTTACCATGCAACTTTATTAAACTAGCTAAATTATCATTTGTTTCAAGTGCAATTGTAGCTGGACCCTCTGAAAACTGCAAACGATCTACACCTCTTGAATGTCCAACCCATAATGCAGCTGACTGATCAGGAATTGTATTAGGTAGACCTTCATCAAATGAAACTCTATACCCTTGTATTTCTAACCGAGCAGCTAAGTCTTTATAAAAATTAGCAGCTTCTTTCTTCATACCTAAAGCAGCAATACGATCTCCATTACCTTTAATAATAACAGCAAGTGGCTTTTCTTTAGGTTCACCTAATACTTTTGCCAGCTTCTTCTCCACATTGAGGATGCCGGTTCGTTTTCCTGCTCCATAGAGAGTCACCATGTTTTGCGCCTTAGCAGCCTTCCGGAGGTCTTTCTCGGACAGCCCTAGACGCTTATTTAGTTCGACGAAGCGGGGGTCTTGGTACGTTCTCGCAGCGATCTCGTCGTATAGCCGCTGCTTTTGGTTCGTGGGGATAACGTTAGATAGCTCGGCAAGCTGCTTGTTTCGAGTAGTGAGCGCAATGATCTGAGCGCCGCTTGATGAAGCATCCTGTTCGAGAGCGAGAGCTGTTTTGTACCCATTGATACGGTTGGCATTTCTGAAGTCACCTCCTACGTGATCGTTGATACGAGACATCTCGATAGCGAGCCTGAAAAGCTTTCCCTGCTCCTCTCCATCAACCATCTGTACGAAGGGTGAATCGAGGATGTCGCGGATGTCTTGTGGACGGCCACGGCGTGCAGCGTTACCTACCTTGATCAGGTCGTTACGCCAACGGAGGGCGATCTTCTGACGCCCTGTCTGCGATAACGAGTTATGTGGACCCTCCAAGGTGTCGCTAAGGCCGCCCAAAAAGCTGCCTATTTGATCCTGAAGGTTTAGAAAGCCCTCTTCCCCGAGCGGCTTTGCGGCCACTGTATTAAGGAAAGGTCTACGTTACGTTCAATACGGCTCGTTAGGCCATACCGGTGTTCTGTCGAGTTGTTAATAGTTCACCCAGGACCGACCTGAGATGATGCCGCTGATAGTGCCGCTGTGAACACCGAAGAGTTTGCCAATGTAGCTAAGGGTGTGACCTTCCTTGTGTGCTTGGCGGATCTTGGGGATATCCTCAGCGCCCAACTTTTTTGTATTGCCTCCTGGGCACGTAGGACTGAATTGAAGGTCAGGTCGTACATGTCGCCAGGTCTTTAGTTGCCTTATTTTCGAAATCGTACCACGCGCAACATTACAAGCTGCTGCAATCTCGGCGTTACCCAGGCCTTCCACAAACATCAGCTTGATCTGCTCGACCTCTGACTCGCCAAGCTCAGCTATACCACAAGCTGAACCTCTCGGCATAAGTCCTGTATCCAGCGCATGCTGTATGTTTTGTGAACGAGAGCACCACTCGAGGTTGTCCACACGGTTATTAGTCTTGCGACCGTCCTTGTGGTTCACATCTCCGTAGCCTTCGGGATTCGGCAGAAAGGTTTCCGCAACTAGCCGATGCACCTTCACCTTCGCCGCCACTGTATCTCGAAAGATGCTTACGGCAGGGTAGCCGTGACCATCATCTATCTGCTTGAGTATCTTTTGCGAATACGAGCTGAACACTTGGCCTTCGGTTGAGACCCAGTATTCAGTTCCAACTGCCTTCTTCCATTGCTGTTCCATTTGTTTCCTATGTGGCTCGACAGAGCACTCCTGCAACTTCGGTTTCCCTTATATGCAGACCAGACTATATCATCACAGCATTTCTGCTGGCTACGCGCTTCCACCGGACTCCCGGTGTACTCCCTTTCGGGATAGTCGTTGCACCTTCAAGACCCTCTCAGGTCAAGCTAGGCTCAGTATTGGCCATCTCTGGCTATCCACTGAATTCACGTAGTTTATAGACGTCCTTTAGAAACGTCTCACCAGACTGCGGACCAATGTAACCACGCTCATAGATGCGGGCGCGGTGGTCCAGAAAGGGCATGTTAGCGAAGGAAGTGTCATTGTTACGATGCCACTCCATGGCCTTGAAACGCTCGTAGCTATCTCCACGTGCAGCAATGTGGTGACGATACTCACTAAGCGCGTCATAGTGGGCCGATTTACCCTTGTCGTCGTGAAAGTACAGAAGCTTACGCACAAAGTCGTGCATTTCAGGGTCTACCTTATACCGTGACTGTGCCGCCCAATTGAGCGCTCTAGCCATGTCTTCATCTACGAACTCCGCAGGGAAGTGACCAAAGCTACTATCGCTGGTGATCGGGATGCCGGTATCGTAGTTACCCTTGGCAAAGTAAGTCTTATAGCCGGGTCTTACTTGGAGCGTAGGCTCTTCAAGAAAGCCCACACGGAGGCCCATGTCAATCTCACGGTTGAGCCTGGAGTAGGCTTGGATTCGCGGGTCGACGATGCGGAGGGATTCCGAGAAGGTGTCAATGTACTGCCCGAAGTACTGCCCCGACGCCTTAGAGCGCATCCTCCGTTTTTGCACTCCGAACGTTTCGAGCTTGTACAAGCCACGTTCTGAGCCTTTGGCGAGGATGGCGGATCCTGCTTCGAACCATTCATTTCGTGTACCTCTGTAGTTCGCCAGGGTGTACAGCTCTCGGCCCAAAGAGACCGCAACAGCGTCGCGATCAGGACCATCAGCCAGCGCCAGGCGATGCGCAAACTTAAGGAAGAACTTTTCAAGGTCCTTTTCGCTTAGCCTGTTCCACACCCGTAGCGGAATGGCCTTAGACAGGACGTCAGAGTATGCCGACGCGTCAAGCTTGTTGGCGATCTTGTTTGGGAAGACCTGGCCACGCAGCTCCCTGGCAATCTTGGGGGCCATGTCCTCTTCCCAGGCACGCTTCGCCTTGATATTCGGGATGAGGTTGTCATGCAGATACTGCAGCTGCACAGGGCCTAGTACCGGGTCAACGAAATCATCCTGTAGTAGCTTCTTAAGGACATCCGAATCCTTGCGGATTTGAGTCTCCATATACTCTGAGATGTTCATGACATCAAACTTCATCTGACCGTTCAGTACAGCCTTGGTGTTGCCCCACGCCTCGCCGTTAGTGCGGAAGCGAGTAAAGGCAATACGCAGGTTGTCAGCCACAACAGCCCGCTCATTGACACCCATACTACCGTCGAGGTCGTTTACGAACTTGGTCAGGAAGGCCTTGTCCTCATCCTTAAGCTTGGCCTCGTCAGTGATAAGACGGAGACTCCGCTCAAGGGTAGAGGGGTTAGGTTGATACAGACGCACATCCTCGTAGCGTCCTGTGATTGGGTTGAACCGAAGCTGGGCTTCTGTAGGAGGGTTGTTCAGCACCCTCGAACGCGTCGCTCTTTTAGTGTGGATGAGCGCCCCACGGTAGTTCGTCAGGGACAGCGTCCCATCCAATTCCCCAGCCTGTAGTAAATAGTACTGTCGCAATGCCGCGATAGCCTCGGAGTCATCCATCAACTCCTCCGGTCTGGCAAAGCCTAGCTTGATTGTGTCGAGCTTCTCTTTCGCGAGGGCAAACCGTCGCGTGTCCCCTGGAACGCCCAGGGGGTCCTCTGTCATTTTTCGGAGTTCTGTGAGGCTGGCTTTCCTGCCGCCGACCTGGAACTTGTCGACGGTGAGTTGTCCGGACCGAAATAGATCGAGTCTGGTGGTGTCCCCGAGGTGACGGAGCTGAACGTCTCGCGATTGTCCCGTGAGCCAGGACTGGTACGTCGTTCCCTCATACGCCTCTCCGTCGTAGTACGCCTGTTGTTCGGGAGAGAGGCTTTTAAGGTTTCGTTGGCGGATCGCAGCAACACCATCCAGTTTACCAAGGTCGTCGAAAGACTTGACGACAGGTACCGTAGTGCTGCGGCAATGCCAATGAGCGGGAGGAAGATGCACAGTATCACTGATAGGAAAAATGCGACCGTCCCGATGAGAGCAGATAGGAGTAGTACGACTATCGAGCACCGCAACGTATTGCCAGCCGCGGAGAGCCTGCTCGTTAGCCTTATAAATCTCATGGTCTGCCTGCGCCTTTACTGAAGTGACCGACGTGCGTACCAAGGCACCTGCCTGGTTTTGCGCGATACCAAACTGCTGACCGACTACCTTGGCAATTGCAGCCTCGGAGTCACCTTTCGCCAAGCCGCTACGGATAGCCAGCTCGATGCGCTTACGTTCGTTGACACTAACACCTGCCCACCCCTGGAGGAGTGTCTTGTCTGCGTAGAGAGGCCGTTTGAGTACGATCTCCTCAGCGATACGCCGATCGGCAGGGCGGGTCTTCCAAATCGGACCCAGGACACGCTCAAGGAGGCCCCTTGAGTGCGCCTCTTGTTCAGTTACGAGTTGGAGAAGGTCTTTGGAGACAATCCCCTGGATATTGCCGTACGTGCGTCCAAGCTCCTGGTCGATATCGTCCCAGATTGTCCGAGCCTTGGCATTCTTCTCAAGCAACGTATTCAGGCGAATCTTGTGGCCGCCCAGTTCGTAGAAAACCTTACCGGACAGACGTTGTTCGAAGAGACGTAGCATGGCGGCACGATCAACATTGCGATTGTAGAGCTCTTGATTTGCCGTAGTCATAATTCCGCCTTATTGCTGTTAGCGCTTCTTGGGAAAGTACTTGTTCGCCGGTGGCGCCTTGTGGGCGTACTTCCGGCCAAGACGTGCTGCGAGACGGTGAGCTATGTTAGCCCCTCCGCCGACAAGCAGCGCGCCACCGGCGGCTAGACCAACGCCACCTGTAG